TAGATAAAGCTAATGCAACTATTGACAATGCAAACACATACATCAAACAACTTAACAAGTAATACAGTAACACTTATCCATTTATCAATAACGTGTCCTGTATGTGGGTGGTACTATTCCGGGCATTTAAGTTTTCCTGAGCCGCCTTATTGTAATGATAAGCAATGTGTTGGATGTGGTGTAACTTTTAAGGCTCGATATAAAGTACCCAAGAATTTTTGTGAGCATTGTAATTTTAAAGTCAGGTGTGTTTCTTTACCTGTCGCTGATGTTGATGAATTAATTACTCATACAACGTTAGGAGATATAAATTGGAGTATGTAGTAATCGATTGCGAACATTGTGGTGGCTGGTGTTGTAGAAGCTTAAACTGTTCGGGAGCTTCACGGTCCTATTGGGAGCTTCTTTCCCCCTCTAAAGTAGTGGAAATAAATCCTTGGATTGACATATCAATGTCTCTAGAGAAGAATGAATTTTGTACGTGTAAACATTTAAATGATAAGGGATTGTGTTCCTTTTATACTTATCGCGATGAAGCGTGTAGATTATATCCGAATCTTGAATTTTTCTTTATGGAATACTTAGATAAGAGCGCGTCCTTTTATGTGCCTTGGTGTACCTACCGTTCGATTATTTTACAAAGTTTACATACTCCGTTTGAGATTCTTTTAACTGGTGAAAAGTGTCGTCAAAAATATTTGCAAATGATACGTGAGAATCCAATCATCGCTAACAATTTTCATGGTAGAGATATATTGATACAGCAATCATATGAAACTTATCAAAGTGACTCAACTGGATGAATTTACAGGGTGGGATACAGGAGATATCTCAGATACTGCTTTAGTGTTTGAACTGAAGCACGCATGGAAAGATTATTTTAAAAAACATTCCTGTCCTTTAACTTTATCTCCTGAGACTTTATATCCCGCGAGAGATTTCTGTAAGAGCATCGGCATCCCCTTTAGGTTCTTCGTTCGATGTAGTATTCAAATATTAGGTCAGTTCCCAAAGCCGTGGGAGTTAAGTTTGCGTTGGTTGCAGTCTGAAGTCGAAGATATCTGGCTTGAAGCCAAAGACGTCCTAATTCCAGATTCGTTAGATCAACCTGATGAATCACTTCAAATTTTAAAGGCGCATAGTGAACGTACCCGATAATCAAATTATAAGTGCAATTTTTATTGACCGCTTTGCTCCGGTTCTTCTTTCACGATTTCGTGGTGAATGGCTAGGTGCTAAAGAATTACAAATAATTTTTCAGGAAGCTCAACATTATTTTCAACAGCTTCGTGAAACTCCATCCAAGGAATCACTGTCCCTATATATGAAAGTAGAGGGCAGAGTTCCAGTTAATCAACTCAAACAACTTACAGAGATTCTTGGATCACTACCAATCATCACGCAACCAGAGTTTTTTGAATTCGAGTTAGGTCACATGCTTCAAGGTAAGGCACTACAAAGTGCCTTACGTGACGCTATTCCTTTATATCAAGAGGAAAAGTATGGAAATATTTTCGACTTATTTCAAAAGGCTAAGGCGTCAGCTATTACTAAAGAGAAGGCAATTGGTTCCTTTTGGGATGACTGGAATCAACGAGATGTCTCTTTTAGAGGTGAACCTAGCCCTACTGGATTTACAACGCTTGATGCAATCATGGGAGGAGGTTTATATCCAGGTGAGACGATGCTTACCATCGGACTCAAATCAACTGGCAAAACTTTCTTTGCAGTCTGGGTTGCACGAGCAGCACTATTCTTTAATAAATTCAATGTTGTTTATACAATGGAAATATCGAGGTCTGACTTCCTTAAACGGTTAGACTGTTCTATCGTTGAAATGGATTTTGATGTTTACATGGATCATAAAGATGAGATTCGTGATTTAATTATGGCGAAGAGAGAAGAGCTCGAAGGTAATTTAATCGTCGTCGAATATCCTTCTGGCTATCCTACAGTCTCGATTATAGAAAACCAGACACTAGAACTCGAACAGAAATACGGTCGTAAAGTAAACAGCGTTGTAATCGATTATATCGACCTTTTAAAGGGGACTGTTGTCGGTGCGGAGTCATCAGCTAGATTCGGTTTAATCTCCGCAGCAGTCGAACTTAGAGGAATGTGTGGCACGAATGATTGGTCGGCAGTAATTCTAACTCAATCAAATGCTTTGGGTAAAAAGAAGCCGTTCATTGAATCGGAAAATGCTGCTGAGGGTTATGGTAAAGCTTGGGCTAGTGATTTTGTTATGAGTATTAATGAAGTTGTAGGTCGCGCTGATTTAAGAAGATTATATATCGCTGACTCTCGACGGACTCAAAAGAAAGTTTCAATTTTATATGAAGTAGATTTTAGTAGATCAATTTGGAAGGAAGTTCATGGATTCTAAAACTGATGAACAAATCGCACATATTCACAGATTGTTGAGAGTTCAAGCTCCAATTTGTACTTGCATGCTTTCGACAGATGAATGTCGAAGGTGTAAATTAACTGCCAGACTTAGACAACTGGAAAATATCAGAGAGGGTTTCAATGATGAAGAAGATGACTTCGGCAAGCCTCCCCCTTACAAACCATAATTGGGGGGTCACAGCAGACTTCAACTCTCACGTATGTGATAAGCTTATCACTGGTACTGCCGCGGCAAATAATGTATGGCCTGGATCGACTACCATTAATCCAGGTTGGCATACCGGAGGTATTATTGATACAAACCAAACGGTTAACATGCCAACGCGATATGCTGAAATCTCGTGTTTACATTGTGACGAGCAAATTAGTATTCCTATTTTTCTTTCATTAACTGGCTCCGCTTGTTTTGTTGCGGTGTGTCCGAAATGTCAGAGGCGATTTATGGTGCATGATACTATATGCCATGATGAGTGTGACTGTAAGTTAAGTTGCTTAGGAATCGGAATATTTATAAACCTGCATAAATATCCTATAATTGATCTGAAGACTATTCGTGAACCTGAACCAAAGTGGATTGTAGATATTCCAATTGTTGTAAACGTGCAATATTTGATACCTCAAGATATTTATATTATACAAAGTGAGATAAGTTACGGTGAACTCAAACCAATTCAAAACGACTGGCTCACAGGAGATCCGTTTCAATTGCCCAATGTGTCCAAGTGGTGATACGGAGTATCATCTTTATTATAATCCTGCGAAGAGTGTTTTCTTTTGTCATCGATGCCATTATACTGGACATGGATTTCCCAAGCTTGTCACGTCTTCTTTACCTCTAGTAACATTACCTAAAGAAGTAAAAGCAAAGGATCTCGAATGGCAACCTCTTCACTGGCCTCCTAGTGGTATTCTTGAGGGTGCGATCTGGGATTATTTACTTACAACACGAGGTATAACATTTAATGTTATTGACCGCTTCAAATTAGGTTGGGCTCATAAGATACCTTTAGCAGTAGTAATACCGTTAATACAAGAAAATGATATTAGAGCTTTACAAGTACGATTCTTGAGTGACTTAATGAAACCTAAATATTTGAATTATGCCATTGGAGATAAACCAATGGAGAAGTCAGAAATGATATTTAATATTGATACGGTTATTAAAGGGGTTACTAAGTTATATATAATGGAAGGTGTCTTCGATGTTATGAAATCTGCTATTTTAAATAGTGTCTGCACCTTTGGCAAGAATATTTCAGCGTCACAATTAATAATGATTAATAAGATTCCGAAAGAAAAACTCGTGTTATCTTTTGATTTTGATGTTAAAATAAAAGAGATAATTGAATCGATCAAAACATTAGAATCGTTTGGTGATGTCTTCATTAAAAAAATTCCGGAAGGAAAAGATCCAGGAGATTTTACGCCTGAAGTATTCGAACTCTTTCCTGAAATTACATTACAAGAATACATACTGGAGGTGTTACAATGATCGCTATTATCGAAAAGGGAGTATTAGGTGATCGTGATGGATTGCCAATCTACTCAATCATGATTGATGAAGAGACAGATTCTGAAGTTAACTTCATGGCAATGGTGCAAATTGATGGTACGATGAATGACTTAGTCGACGATCTCGACATTAATCCAGAGCTGTTAAAGCAATTGGAAAATCTACCAATGTTTGGTAGTCTTGAAGTTGAATTAAAAATCGGGTTGGATGTGCCAAAATGAGTCCGAGAATGAGAGTATTAATCCGCGAATTTGCGAAGGCCTTTTTAGATGGGCGAGATCCATTTAATCACGACTTCTTGATTATGCATAATGTCAACTCAGCTGAATTAGCCTCACTGGAAGATTTTATCGGCAGCTTATTAATGATGTACTTGCAGCAATCAGGAGGAGTACCTGAATGAGACTTCCTAAAATGGCGTTTGAAGTCCCAAAAAAGAATCTAACCTTTGGGAGTTCGCATTGCGATTACCTTTTTGTCCTAGCCCATCTCATGCATATGCAAGAGTATCGAAGCGAAGTATACTCTTGTCAGGATAGGGGCATGGAAGTTTATCTGGATAACTCTGCCTTTGAATTGAAAGAGTCAGTAGGTTTAGACTCTTATGTTGGTTTAATCTTAGAGTTAAACCCTACCGTCGTAGTTGTACCAGATGCGCTTGGCGATCTTGCAAAGACAATTCAACTTACTCGCAGGTTTTACGATGGTGTTCCTGAAAAGATTCTTGATCGATACAAGCTTATGATTGTGTTACAAGGCCAAAATAATTATGAACGAATGAAATGCTTACATATAATTCGTTCGTTTGGTTATCCATTTCATATTGTAGGATTACCAAGGCACGCATGTCCGGATAGGGTAACTCTCCTAAGAGCTGTAAAAAGATTCACCGGTAAAAAACCAATCCACTTTCTCGGGCTCCCAGATCCTCAAGAATTAAAGGGATTGAATGAGGTGATTGATTCTGTAGATACTTCTTGGGTCTCTAAATATTCAATTGGTAAAGGTGCTAACGACTATTTAGACTTTGAGAATGATGAAATTAACGAGGAAAAGTTTCTCGAAGGCTTGAATATATTAAAAAATAGTTTTTAAGTTATGAGGAAACCATACAATGTCAACCATTCAAGATTATGTTAAAAATCTTTTACTCCAAAGTACGCCAAATGCGGTAGTACCTCCACAAAAACCAACGCGACCATTTAATGGTTTGGCATTTGTTGGTATTGCTCCAAGTACAGAGGAAGTAGAACAAGGTCAAGTATTCTGCGGACCTTCTGGGCAAATATTAAATAAGTCTTTGCATCTTGCTGGAATTGATCGTACTGAGTGTTGGACGGGAAATTTAATTCCCGTTAAGCTTCCGCAGAATAGACCTCCTTCAAGAGGTGAAGTGTCTTTATTTAGAGGAAGCTTAATTCAAACTCTAAAAGAAATGAATCCTAAAGTTATTGTTACGATGGGAGCTGAACCTACCCGAGCTTTCTTTCCAGAAACAGATATTCAAATCATGACGATGCGATCACATGTTCTTGAATGTCCTGATTTACCTGGTGTACAAATAATTCCTACAATACATCCTTCATTCGCTTTGCGCCAAAGTCTATCTCTTGTCGCGTTACTCCTCAATGATTTAATAATCGCGAAAGATGTACTCGCAGGTAATCCTAGATATCGTCCTTGGACATATGAGTATATCACTAATCTCGAACAGTTAGAATCTATTCTTACTGAACATAAAGGTGAATTACTTTTTATTGATACTGAAGCAACGAGTACGAATCCTCATCAAGCCGAACTTTTTATCGTCAGCTTTGCCTTCTCAGGTAATCCTGATAAAGGTTTTGTTATCCATACACCCTCTTTAAATTACGATGGTGTAATGGGTCCTGAAGAGTTATTAGATGGTACGAATCATTTAACTCCACGAGAAAGAGTTTTGGATATTTTAAAGAAACATAATTTTCAAACCGGCATCTTTAATATGTTGTATGACTATATCCTGCTCCAAAGATTTGGATATGCTCCAGATGTTCATATTGATCCGATGTATGCGTTTACTCTAATTGATGAAAACTGCCCTAAAAGTTTGTCTAACCTTGGGAGTTTCTTTAGCGGTATTGGGCCGTACACTATGGATTATGCATCAACCGATCTTCAAGAATGGTTGCCGTACGCTGCTTGCGACGCAGTAAACTCCGTTCGAGTTTGGAATGCAATAAAGAAAAACTTTGAGGAGCCTACGAAAAAGAATTTACTTTTCAAGTACTTAATGCCTCTTTTGAAAACGCTCGCGAAAG